GAATTAGCTACCACGTTCCCAGAACGCTTTGGTAAAAAGAAACGATCTAATCCTATGGATGGATCTGCTGCTACGCCAACCTCTGGTCGCCCTAGCTCTGCTAAGAAATCATACGAGAACCTACCTACAGAAGCTAAGGCTGCTTGTGATAGATTCCTTAAGCAAGGTTTAATTAGAAATAAAGAAGACTATGTCCGTGAATACGACTGGTCAGAATAAACAAGAGAGAACGAATATGTCAACACAAAAAAAAGTAGCAGTAGGTGAGTTTGTTAATCCAAATGAATCCACTGTAAAGGAAACACCTGTAGAAGTCAAGACTACCTCAGTGTCTACTGAGAAACCGGTACGCCGCAATCGTGGGGCGTTTAACGGGACACGTGGCAAGTTGCAAGTAGGAAAGCTTATTCCAGGCTATCACTTGTACTTCTTTAATGATGAACCTGGTCGCATTTCTGCGGCCCTTGATGCTGGTTGGGAATTTGTTTCTCCCGGTGAGGTAGGATATAATGCATCGAACGTTACTGATACTAATGTCGATCTAGGAGATAGAGTAAGTGTTATGGGTAGCAAAGATGACCTTGGTAAACCAGTTCAGCAGATCCTTTTAAAGATCAAGCAGGAATGGTGGGAAGAGGATCAAGCTGAAATCCAATCACGCAATGACAAAACCGATAACTCGATTAAACGAGGTAAGGGTGGACATTCCGTAGATACTACTGGCTTTTATGATGCTGGTATTAAATTTGGTTCGTCTAATAAATACTAATCTTTAATTTTATTGAAAGACTATAAATGGCAAATACAAACGCCCCTCGTGGTCTAAGTCCAATCGGTAGCATTACCGGTGCGGCTTGGAACCAACAAGGCCAGACTTTCGCTATCGCTAACGATGCTTCTAACAGCTACGCCATTGGCGATGTTGTAAAGCTTGCTGGTGGTTCCGACACGAACGGCACTGCATACGTAACTAAAGCTGCTACTACTGATATCCCTGTTGGCGTTATCGTTGGTTTCCGTGTAGCTAATTACGGTGTATCACTCCAAGGTACAACCCTTGCTTTGAACCAAATCTACTATCCAGTAAGTTCTGGTTTACAATATGCTGTTGTAGTAACAGATCCTAACATCATCTTTGAAATTGAAACTGATGCTACTGGTGTTTCAGCTGCTAACGTAGGTTCTAATGCACCTATGTCTATTACAGCTAACCAAACCACTTTGTCACAATCTAGCCCACTATCAAGCACTGTCTTGAATAGCTCTGGTATTATTGCTCAGGGTACAACTGGTTCTTTGGCATTGCCTCTGACTATCATTGGCGTATCGCAACGTCCTGATAACGCAGTTGGTGCATATGATAACGTTCAAGTTATCTTTAATCGTCACCAATACAAGCAAGCCCAAGGCACAGCTTAATAACTAAAGGAATAAAAACATGGCAGGCGTAATTACAACCGGTACCCATCCTAAGGCCCTATGGCCTGGTATTAAAGCTTGGTGGGGACAAGTATACGAAGAGCATCCAGAAGAATTCTCTGCACTCTTTGATAAAGATTCATCACATCAAAACTACGAAGAAGATGTCCAGGTTACTGGCTTTGGACTCGTTCCACAAAAGGCTGAAGGCGCTGGGGTTACTTATGACTCTGAGATCCAAGGCTTTACAACACGTTACACACATATTGCTTACGCTCTAGGTTATATTGTAACTAAAGAAGAACTCGACGACAACTTGTACGAGCAAGTATCTAAGAAACGTTCTGGTGCATTGGCTATGTCTTTCCGTCAAACGAAAGAAAACGTAGGCGCTAACATTTACAACCGTGCATTTACAACAGGTACTAACCTGCAGTATGCTGGTGGTGATGGTGTAGCTCTTTGCTCCACAGCACATCCAAATACTTCTGGCGGTACATTTGCTAACAAGTTAACAGTTGATGCTGACCTCTCCGAAGCTTCTTTGGAAGATGCAACAATCGCTTTGATGGGCTTCCAGGATGACCGTGGCCTCTTGATCAATGTAATGCCTAAATCATTACACATTGCTCGTCAAGAGATCTACAATGCTGGACGTATCCTTAAATCAACTAACCAACCTACCAACGGCAACAACGATTTAAACATCTTGCGTGCTAACAATGTATTCCCAGGTGGTGCAGTTGTTAACCATTACTTCACATCTCCTCATGCTTGGTTCATCCGTACTAACGTACGTGATGGTATGAAGTATTATGAGCGTGTTGGTGTACAGTTCGATCAAGATAATGATTTCGATACCATGAATGCTAAGGCAAAAGGTTACGAGCGTTATTCATTCGGCTGGACCGATCCACGTGCTATCTTCGGCTCTAACGGCCCTTGATTTTTTAAGATGAGGGGGTCAAAAGCCCCCTCTTCTAGTTTCACCCCACAATATTAATTAAAAGGATTTATAATGGCCTCTTTATTTCGTGATACAAAACTAGGACTAGTTAAAACTGTTCAAGTAGATTCTACAATGTCTGGTTACACAGAGATTGCTAAAATTCCTAAAAATTCCCGCATCCTTGGTTTCATTGTCAATGGTGCACCAATTGCTTCCGCAACGTTATCGTTGGGTAGCACAGCTACTGCTACAGAATATGTTAACGCATATAGCTTAGCAAGTGGTTATGCAAACTTTGTTAATGATGTAGATAGCACTGCCCTTGGCACTGTAACAACTACTGACTCTTCTGTATACGCTATTGTTAGCGCAACTTCAGGTGTTTGGCAAGTTTCTATTCTATTCTCAGCAACTTACTAATTAGGAGGTTAACATGGCTAACGTCGTTAACACTCAAATTATTATGGATGGCAATCGAAATGCCGTCGTTAAAGTTACTGGAGTATTAGATACATCTAACGTAGCTGCTTCTGGAACTTTAGGTACTGCATCTTCTGGTGTAACAACTTTAAATTCTAAAACGATTACTTTTACTGCAGGCGGATTAACTCCAACTGTTGGACAAGGTGTTACAGGTACTGGCATTCCAGCTGGTGCATATGTTGCTTCTGTTACTAGTACAACTGCAGTAGTCTTGAACGTAGCTGCTACAGCAACTGGTAGTTCATTAACTTTCTCATTAGTAGCTGGTAGTATTATTATTGTTGATCCAATTAACTATGCTTTGATTCCTACAGGATTTAGAATTGATCATCTTGATTATTCTATTTCTGATCCATTAGAAGTTAGATTGCTTTGGGATGGTAGTACTCAAGTAGATATTATCCCTGTAGCTGGTCGAGGTAAGATGAGCTTCTGGAACTTTGGTGGTTTACAAAACAATGCACCTAGTCCTACTGGTCGTATTGCCTTAACAACTACTGGATATAATACTACATTAGGAACAACACCTTTGGTGTTCTCCGTAGTACTTGAACTGGTTAAACAAGGCGTTCAGTAATGCAGGTTGCAAATAGCAACGCTAAAGAACTACACCTATCCGCTACGGTTATCCGTGCGGATGGTACTGTAGTTGAATTAGGCGTTATAGATTATTGGCACAAGAATCCAATCAAACGTTTTATTTGGAGAATTAAAAAATGGCTACACTCTTAACGAACTCAGGTCACGCAATCGTTACCAACCGCATTAACGGTGCAGGTACCACTCCAAGCTACGTTGCTTGGGGAACCGGTGCTGGTACAACAGGCGCAACTGACACAACGTTATTTACAGAAGTAACACCACGAGTAAGTGGAACTACTTCACAACAAACTACTACAATTACGAATGATACATTCCAAGTTGTAGGAACTCAAACTGCTGCCACTGGTGAGACTATTACCAATGCTGGTATCTTTGATGCTTCAACATCTGGTAATTTATTTATCAAAGGTGACTTTACTGGTATTGCTTTAAACAGTGGTGACAGTATTCAGTTTACATTTAAATGCCAGTTTAGTTAATTATTAATATAAGAGGTAATATATGGCTTTTGTAATAGCTGATCGTGTACAGGAAACCACCATTGTTGTAGGAACAGGCACAGCAACATTGCTTGGTGCAGCAACTGGTTATCAATCATTCTCGGCTGGAATAGGGGCCAGTAATACCACCTACTACGTTATTGCAGAGCAGTCTGGTAGTAACTGGGAAGTAGGTTTCGGAACATTAG